CAAAGCTAAGTGAAAACACAGAACTCTCCATGCCAATACGCAATCTTATTGCTATGGTTGTCGGGGCCGCCATTGGGACGTGGGCTTATTTTGGGATTATAGAACGCCTTAATACCATCGAAAATAAAATTATATTAATGGAAGCAGACTTAGGTCAGAACACAGAATTTAGGATTAAGTGGCCGAGGGGCGAGATGGGTAGTCTGCCTGCCGACTCTGAGCAATTTATGCTGATTGAGCATTTAAGTGAACAGCTTGCAAAGTTACAGGAGCAGATTGACGAGGGTCGCGCTCCACATGATCAACAACAAAAACTTACTCTTGATTTTTATGAAAAGCGTTTAACTAATATTGAAACACAGATTGAAAAAATAAGGAACGCACAACGTGGTAATTGAAACGATCACATTGATCTTGTACATGGGTGGGGATGTTGCAGAACATACAGCCTTTGAGCAAATCGCCAAATGTCTCAAGGCAAAGCGAACTATTGAACGTAATCTCTATAAGAAATCAACTTCTGTTCGATATGCTTGTGAAAACAAGACGGTTGAGATATCGAAGAACGCAGACGGCACAAATTATATTGTGAGGATAGTGAAATGATACAGGCACTTATTGGTCCTATTTCCTCTTTAGCTGGCACATGGCTAGAGGGTAAAGTCGAAAAGACAAAGGCGGAAGCTGGCGCAAAGGTTGCGAAAGCCAAGGCTGAAGCAGTCATTATGGAGAAGAAAGCCACAGGCGAGATTGACTGGGATCTTAAAATGGCGGATGCTTCTGCACATAGTTGGAAAGATGAATGGATTACAATTTTGTTCAGTATCCCGCTTATCCTAGCCTTCTGTGGTGATTGGGGTAGGCAAATAGTGTCAGAGGGTTTTGCGGCTCTTGAGGCCATGCCGCAGTACTATCAATATACGCTTGGAGTTATCGTGAGCGCGAGTTTTGGAACACGGGCGGCAACAAAGTTTTTTGGGAAAAAATAATGGAAGCAAACTTTTTTAAAAGTCTTGAGATGGTTCTCAAGCACGAAGGTGGTTTTGTGGATCACCCTGAAGATCCGGGGGGAGCAACTAACAAGGGCATCACACACAAGACTTATTCTGATTTTTTAGGTAGACCCTTAGAGGATGTGAGTGAATTGAAGAATATTCCGGATGAGCATGTCCAACAAATCTATAAAGATGGTTACTGGAATAGAGTAAAAGCAGATCAACTCAGCAGTGGGGTGGACTTTTGTATTTTTGATTGGGCCGTTAATTCTGGTCCCGGAAGAGCCGCGAAGGCTCTACAGAAAACTGTTATGGTTACACAAGATGGTGCTATAGGGCCAATGACTTTAGCTGCGGTTGAAGAAGAGCTACCAGAAGAAATTATCGAAAAGATAACTAAAGAGAGAGAAGAATTTTACCGCAGTCTAAGAACTTTTGATACCTTTGGAAAAGGGTGGCTACGTCGTAACGAAGAAACTCGTGACTTTGCGTTGGGAATGATATAACACTATATCGGATTTAACGCGGAGATATACGAGTGGATGAGATACATTTTGCGGAGGCCGTTTTCCGTATAGTTAAAGATAGACGGCAAGCTATTTATGATCTGTTGATATATGACAACGTAAGTAGCATAGAGCAATATCGTGAGCTCATGGGTAATTTAAAAGCCCTAGATCATGTGGAACAGGAACTCAAGAGCCTGCTAGATAAACAGGAGCAAAGCAATGGTTGACTTGAAGGCAGCAGCCGAAGGTGTTGCAAAAATTTCAGAGGCTTACAAAGAGCCGGAAGACAGAGTATTAGACCCTGAAGCGATTGGGTCTTCCCTCCTAGAAAGAATGCCGACTCCGACAGGATGGCGTTTATTAGTTCTACCTTACAGAGGTAAGGGTAAAACAGATGGTGGTATTTATCTACCGGATGCGGTTGTTCAAGAACAAACGGTTTCTACACAAGTAGGATACGTCCTTAAAGTTGGATCTCTAGCTTACAAGGACTCAGAAAAATTTCCCACCGGAGCTTGGTGTGAACAGGGTGATTGGGTGATGTTTGCTCGTTATTCTGGCTCACGCTTCAAGATAGATGGCGGGGAGGTCCGCATACTCAATGATGATGAGGTGCTGGCTAAAATTATGGAACCCGAAGACATTCTTCATTTCTAGGAGCAGGACATGGCAGAAGAAGACAAGCAGCAAATTGAATTAGAGCTTGAGGATACACAAGATACTGAAGTTGAGGTGAAAGCTGAAGAGGCCGCCGAAACTGAAGTAGAGGCGTCAAGTGAAGATCAGTTTGAAAAAGCAGAAAGTAATACGCAAAAACGCATAGATCGTTTGACTAAAAAAATGCGGGAAGCAGAGCGTCAGAGAGAAGAAGCTTTAAGATACGCTCAGAATGTTCAGGCTGAAGCAGACGGCTTGAAAAGCCGTATGAATGCTTTAGACACTAATTATGTTAACGAGTATAGTAACCGTGTTACTAGCGAGATGACCTCTGCTGAAGGAGAACTTGCCAAAGCCATAGAGATCGGTGACACGAATGGAGTTGTTGAGGCGCAAAGAAAGATCACGAGACTCGCGATTGAGAATGATCGCGCGGAACAAGCTAAGGCGCAACAGGAGAGGGCGGCGCAACAAATTAGAGCGCAGCAGGAAGCACAGGTCAATGCTCCTATGCCACAGCAGCAACCTCGCCGTCCGGACGCGAAGGCGGAACAATGGGCGTCGAGAAACGAGTGGTTCGGCACTGATGAGGCTATGACGTATGCCGCTTTTGGTGTTCATAAGAAACTTATCGAAAATGAAGGGTTTGACCCGCAGAGCGATGAGTATTATAGTGAGTTAGATAAGCGTATGCGGGAGGAGTTTCCGCATAAGCTGAAAAACGGGGAAAGCAGACGGCCCGCTCAGACCGTTGCTTCCGTATCCCGGTCTACATCTGGGCGCAGTAGTGGGAAAAAGGTTAGACTCACCCCTAGCCAAGTCGCAATAGCGAAAAAATTGGGTGTGCCGCTTGAAGAATACGCGAAATACGTGAAGGAGTAAGTAAATGGCTGAAGAACAAAACGAAATGTTTGAAGGTACAGTTAAACGTACTTCTCGCGCAAACCAAACTAGGGAAAAAACGGCGCAGCGTAAGCCGTGGGCTCCCCCGTCTATGTTGGATGCACCGCCTGCACCGGATGGTTACAAGCATCGTTGGATACGAGTGGAGACTCGTGGTTTTGACGATACTAAGAACATCAGCGCAAAATTGCGTGAAGGTTATGAACTTGTTCGTAGGGATGAGTACCCAGACTTTGAGGCCCCGGTAATTGACTCAGGTAAATATGAAGGTGTGTTTGGAGTAGGTGGACTTATTCTTGCTCGTATACCAGATGAAACAGTTGCTGAAAGATCAGCTTACTTCAACCAAAGAAGTGCGGATCAGATGCAGGCGGTGGACTCTGATATGATGAGGGAGAATGCACATTCGACTATGACGATCAACAAACCAGATCGTCAATCTCGTGTAACTTTTGGTGGTCCTCAGAAATGATGGCTACCTCTTTGTCAAATAGGAGTAACTAATGGCAAATACCCTAACAGGTGGTTTTGGCCTTCGTCCTATTGGTAAAACGGGCGGCAATATCAATAACAACGCTACGACGATGTATGAAATTGCTAACAACTACACAACAGCTATCTATAACGGTGGGATTGTTGTCCCAAGCTCTGCTGGAACAATTATTTGTTCTGATCAAGCGGTAGCTCCTTTAGGCGTTTTAGGTGGTGTTGAGTATGTTGACTCCGTAACCGGTAAGAACACCCACCTTAATTACTGGCCCGGTTCAAATGCTGTAAGTGTTAACACCAACTTTCCGGTGAAAGCTTACGTGTATGATGACCCAATGCAGCTATATGTTGTAGTGGCAGATGGCACAAACACTGACCGGGCAACCGCCTTGGCAGACGTTTTTGCTAACTGTGACATGGCAAGTGTCAACAACGGCAGCACAGATACAGGCAAGTCTTCAGACATGCTTGATATTAGCACCGCTGCGACAACCGCAAACTTGGATGTTCGTATTGTTGGACTCTACGAAGAGGAAGGCAACACGGATTATTCCGCGGTTGGTCATCAGTACATCGTTCGTTTGAATGCACCGTTCAACTCAGGCTTTGCTGCTGCCGTAGGCACCGCAGCGAACACCGGAATATAGGAGGCTAGCACATGGCTATTTCAAGAGCACAACTAGCTAAAGAGCTAGAACCCGGTCTAAATGCACTTTTTGGGCTTGAGTACGACCGTTACGAGAACGAGCATGCTGAGATCTTCGCAGAAGAGGCTTCAGATCGTTCATTTGAAGAAGAAGTGATGTTGGGTGGTTTCTCGACAGCACCGACTAAAGAGGAGGGCGCAGCCATCTCTTTTGACGATGCTCAAGAGACATTCACTGCACGGTACACACACGAGACAATCGCTTTGGCGTTCTCAATTACTGAGGAAGCCATTGAGGATAATCTGTATGACCGTTTGGCATCACGTTACACTAAGGCTCTGGCCCGCTCTATGGCCCAGACCAAGCAGATTAAAGCTGCGGCTATTCTGAACAATGCGTTCAGCACAGGCGCATCTGCAATCGGTGACGGTGCAGCACTTTGTTCTTCATCACACCCATCACTCACAGGTAACCAGCGTAATTTGCTTTCAACGGCTGCTGACTTGAACGAAACTTCGCTTGAGCAAATGTTGATTGATATCGCTGGTTTCACAGATGAGCGTGGTCTCAAAATTGCAGTTCGTGGAATGAAACTTATCATTCCAAAAGAATTGCAGTTTATCGCAGAGCGTGTGATCAACTCAAACTTGCGTTCAGCAACGGCTGATAACGACGCAAATGCTATCAAGAACATGGGTATGCTTCCTGAAGGGGCAGTAGTTAACCACTTCTTGACAGACACAGATGCGTTTTTCATCAAGACCGATGCACCTAACGGTTTCAAATACTTCAACCGTTCTCCAATCAAAACTGCAATGGAAGGTGACTTTGACACCGGCAACATGCGGTTTAAGGCTCGTGAGCGTTATAGCTTCGGCGTTTCTGATTGGCGTTGTGTGTTTGGAACACCGGGCGCAGCCTAACAACCTCTCCTCCCGTAGAGGTTTTAAAGAGCGGCTTCACAGCCGCTCTTTTTTGTTGTATGGTTATGTCCATCCTGACAGCCCATAGGGGGCTGACATTAGCCAAGACAGGAGTATTGACATGGCTACTACAACTTTTACCGGTGCAGTTCGCTCACAAGGTGGTTTTACCTCTGTTAGCAAAAACTCCTCTACCGGTGCGTTCACAACTCTTTCAAGTATCAGTTCAACTGGCGTGTCTTCATTTGATGCAAACACAATGGCCGTAGAAGCTGGCACTGGAATTACAGGTGGCACTGGCACTATTTATCGTAGTTCTGTGCAGCGTGTAGGCGGGATTATTACAACTCGTATTCTTATTGACCTGACTGGACTGCGTTCTACCGCAAGCGGAGACATCATTGGAGTGAATGGTACTTCAAATGTGTGTCACATTGGTCAGATTACTGCTGCCAGAAACGGCACAATCTTAACAGGCAGCATGGAGTGCTTTGAGGCACCTGCTGGCGGTGATCCAGATATTAACGTGCACTCTGCTACAGAGGGCACAGGTGTTGAAGACGGGGCTATTTCTAGTTTGACAGAAACTTTGTTAGTTGACGCCGGAGACGCCACATTAGGCAGTAAGGTATACTTTACGGCTGTGCCCGCCGCAGATGAGTTTTTGTATTTGACCCTTGGTGCCACAACGGATGCTGATTACACTGCTGGTAAACTCTTCATTGAATTGATGGGCTACGAAGCCTAGTAACGAGAGGAGATTTACATGGCAGATGCAGTAACCTCACAAACTCTGATTGACGGTCCTAAACATGCCGTTATGAAGTTTACCAACGTCTCTGACGGGACTGGTGAATCTGCTGTAAAAAAGGTAGATGTATCGGCTTTAGCCAGTAGTTTAGACGGTGTTGCATGTAGTGAAGTCGTTATAGAACGTATTTGGTGGCAGTGTAACGGGATGAAAGTAATAATCCTGTTTGACGCCACCTCTAATGCTTTCTGTATTGAGTTGGGTGAAAACCAAAGTGGTCATCACGATTATAACTCTTTTGGCGGTTTAACTAATAATGCAGGCAGTGGAAAAACTGGTGATATTTTGTTCACAACTGTTGGTCACTCTTCTGCGGACACTTATACGATCATGTTATACATGCGTAAGAAGTATGCGTAGGGAGTAATTAGATGGCACCTCGTAAAGCTACGATGCCAAAGCGTAACAAAAAGAATTTCCGTCCCACAAAAGCTGGGGCGGGAATGACAAAAGCTGGTGTTGCAGCTTATAGAAAAGCTAATCCCGGTTCTAAATTAAAAACGGCTGTGACGGGAAAAGTGAAACCCGGCAGCAAAGATGCAAAGCGTCGTAAATCATACTGTAGTCGGTCCAAGGGCCAGATGAAGATGCATAACATAAACTGTAAGAAAACGCCTAAAAAGAGAATTTGCGCGGCTCGTAGGAGATGGAAATGTTAAATCAACAGTTTGTGGTAAGCACTCTTTTTGTCGCTTTAGTGGGTATATGCGTAACAGGGGTTACTTGGATATCGTCCACTTTGATAGACGTGGATAAGAACATAGCTGTAATGTCTGTACAAACAGATCAGAATAGTAAAAAGATAGATGAGTTACATGTCATGCTGAAGCCCATGTGGGAAGAATTTACAGGGCGTAGCTTTGAAAATAATGCTGTTTATAAGAGATAAGTGAGGTTTAACATGACTAGCGCCGTCAATCTAGGGGCAGGAGCCTGCCCTACTCGTAAAAGTAGTGTTGTACGCATGAAAAAAGGGGGGAAAGTGAAAAGTGGTGGTAAGATCTGTCCCGAAGGCAAGGCGTGGGCCAAACGCACATTTGACACATACCCGTCAGCGTATGCAAACTTGGCCGCCTCAAAATACTGTAAAGACCCTAACTATGCTAAAAAATCAAAAGGTGGTAAAAGGAAAGGCCGATGAGTTTAACAAAATCAAATAGGAAAAAAGTTCGTAAAGTTGTTAAGGGTTTAAAAAAAGCTTCTAAATTACACGCAGGTCAGGCACGAACATTATCTAAGTTGGTAAAAAATGGGAAACGAAAAAAATCCTAAAAAAGGAACGGGTAAAAAACCAAAAGGAACGGGTAGACGTTTGTATACAGATGAAAACCCAAAAGACACTGTTTCCATAAAGTTTGCCACACCTGCTGATGCAAGAGCCACAGTTGCTAAAGTTAAAAAGATAAAAAAACCGTTTGCTAGAAAGATACAAATACTTACAGTTTTGGAGCAAAGAGCAAAAGTTGCAGGAAAAATGGAACAAGCTAAAATAGCTAAGGCTGGTAAGAATGCGATACGCAGGCAGCAAGGGACTGCATAATGGGACAGTTAAAACAATGGCTGAAACAAGATTGGGTAAGGATTGGATCTGATGGCTCTATCAAAGGCCCATGTGGTACTTCAAAAGATAAGAAAAACCCTGATCGTTGCTTGCCTAGATCTAAAGCTAATAGTCTATCCAAGAGTGAACGCGCTACGACAGCACGTAAAAAGAAAAGAGCAGGCGCTAAAGGAAAGACTACGGTTGCTAATACAAAAGCTGCGAAGGTAACGAATTTAAAAAACGGTGGGGCTGTAACCAAGCCTAAAAGACCGTTTAGGGGTAAAAATATACCCGGAACTGTTGTAGCGCGAGGATGCGGCGCTGTAATGGCTAACAGAAGAAAACGCACCAAAATTGCATAGGAGCGAAAAATGGCAAAAGAATTTATGACTATGGATGAGTATGCGTCTAGCCTTGTTGGCAACGTAGCCCCTACCATGAAGAAAAAAGGTATGGCTAAAGGAGGTAAGGTAAAAGCTAAAGGCATGGCTAGAGGCGGTAAAGTTGGCATGAAGAAGAAGGGTTATGCTAAAGGCGGCAAGGTCCAAAAGATGGCTAACGGCGGCATGATGAAGAAGAAGGGCATGGCCAAAGGCGGCAAGGTCCAAAAGATGGCCGGTGGCGGCATGATGAAGAAGAAGGGCATGGCCAAAGGCGGCAAGGTCCAAAAGATGGCCGGTGGCGGCATGATGAAAAAGAAGGGCATGGCCAAAGGCGGCAAGGTATAAGATCTTGCCCTATCTTCAAAGTAATATTCCGCATTTCAAGTGTTGGGTGCGAAGAGAGTATACGTGTAATCACTCTAATTATCATGGCGAGTTTCTTCACGCTATGGCAATTGCAGTTACCACAATGCCCAGCCGGTGTTTAAGTTTTCAGATGATATTCACCGGCTGTGAAACCGATGACACGGATGAACAGAATGTGCACGGAGGCGCGATGTGGGCTAGAATGCCCATAACTGCGCTTGTTGGGGACACGCCTTTTGAAGAATGGCCAGAACCTATGCCTGTCCATTTGGCGCAACCTTGGGACTGTATGTCCCATACACACGCAGTTTATCGTTTAGACCGTGCTCATCCGTGCCCTTGGATCGCCAAGATAGGACCTGAGTTTTATCCGGCCAAATACTACTTTACGGTAGATTATACGGAGAGCGAAATCGCTGATGATCCGGCACAGCACAAACAAAGTCATGTTTTAGAGCTTCTAGATGCTGGTCCGTACACGGGTAACATCGTTGCCTTACCTAATAATCGTGTCCGAGTCACACATCCTGCTTGGTTTGAAACAGGGCAAGGGGCACCCGATTTTCTACCCTCACAGCATATACACTATTCAAAATCTGATTTAGACTATACAATGGATGTAAATCAGATCTTCGATAATTTGTATGCGAAGGATAAATAATGGCTGTATCAGGAAGCGTAAACTTTGAACTAGACGTAGCTGAGTATGTTGAAGAAGCGTTTGAGCGTTGCGGTTTAGAGGTTAGAACCGGTTATGACTTAACCACAGCAAGACGTTCTTTGAACTTAATGTTAGCGGAATGGGCTAACAGAGGACTAAATCAATGGACTATTGCACAAAGAACGCAAGCTCTCACCGCTGGTACAAGAACGTATGCCTTATCCGATGATGTTATTGATATATTGAGTGCTGTGGTGACACGAAGTAGCACTGATTTTACTTTAACACGAGTTAGTCGTGATGATGATTTAAATATTCCGAAAAAATCTACAGAGGGTCGTCCCACACAGTTTTTTTTAGATAGGCAAGTGACGCCTAGTCTTCGTGTATGGCCTACACCGGATAACAGCACAGACGTTATTGTGTATAATGCTTTAACACGTATTGATGATGGTGATACAGCAGTTAATACAATGGATGTTCCGTTTAGATTTTACCCTTGTTTAGCTGCGGGTTTGGCTTATTACATATCTTTAAAAAGAGCTCCTAATAGAACTCAAATGTTAAAAGCTATTTATGAAGAAGAGTTTGAAAGAGCGATGGGAGAGGATCGTGACCGGTCTAGTTTTACCGTTACTCCTGAATACGCTAATTTTAGGACAAACTAATGGCTAAGTATGCAACAGGAAAATATGCTTACGCTATTTCAGATCGTTCTGGACTTCGCTACAGGTATAGAGACATGCGTAAAGAGTGGAATGGTTTGCTTGTTGGAAAAGACGAGTTTGAACGAAAACATCCACAGTTAGGTCCCTTCCGAAAGGTTTTTGATCCGCAAACTTTACGTGATCCTCGTCCAGATAGACCTGAAATTTCTACTGAAAATGTAACGATTACTCTTCCAATTTTTAACCAGAACACTCTTAGTTTTGACCCTAAACTTCCTACAATCGTTGGTGAAATAGGGACTGTTACTTTTGGTGGAGATGTGCACACGCCTACTAGCCATACTGTTTCGGGCGCTCCAGCGGCCACTGGTTCTGTAGGGACCGTTACTGTTTCTGTAACAGGCGTTGCAATCGCTGCCACATACACTGTTACTGTAGTGGGCGGTAATCCCTCAAATCATCCTTATTACAATGTGGGTTCCTCTAATAAATTTGCGATTAACGGGTCTACCGCTACGTCAGATGTATTGTTAAGTCTATCAGAGGGCAGCACCTATAGGTTTGATCAAAGTGATTCCTCTAATTCAGGACACCCTTTAAGGTTCAGCACAACCGCAAATGGAACACATGGTGGTGGATCTGAATACACAACGGGCGTAACCACGAGCGGTACACCCGGTTACTCTGGAGCTTATACACAAATAACAGTAGCTTCTGGAGCTCCTACTCTGTATTACTATTGCACTAATCATAGTGGCATGGGCTGGCAGGCGAATACACCATGAGTTATACATACACAGAATTAAAAACCGCTGTAAAGAATTACACAGATAACCAAGAGACAATTTTTGTTTCTCATTTAGACACGTTTATTCGATCCGCTGAAGAACGTATATTTAAAAGTGTAGATTTAGAGTTTTTTAGAAAAAACGTTTCTGGAACAATGACTTCAGGTAATGAGTTTTTGGCTACGCCAGATGATTATTTAGCTTCTTTTAGTTTATCAATAGTAAATTCTAGTTCAAAAGAGTTTTTATTGCAAAAAGATGTTAACTTTGTGCAGGAGTATAATCCTAATCCATCAACCACCGGTGTTCCAAAATATTACGCCATGTATGATGTAAATAACTTTATACTCGCACCGACCCCAAACGCATCTTTTGATACAGAACTTCATTATTATCATAGACCTGTTAGTTTAACGAAAAGCACAGTTACCTTAACGGTAAGTAATGTTACTGGAACATTCGCTGCTGGTGAAACTATTACAGGTGGAACTAGCGGGGAAAGTACGACAATTAGTTCTATTACGTCGGCTACTGTGTTTGTAATAGTTCTTCCTACGGGAGATTTTACTGTCGGGGAAACAGTTACAGGGGGTACAAGTGGGGCTACCGGGATAGTTGTATCAACCTCTGCTGATACAACATTAACTTGGTTGAGTGAAAACGCACCTAATGCTCTTTTATATGGAAGTCTTATAGAGGCTTACACTTTTATGAAAGGTGAAGCTGATGTAATGAAGATGTACAGTGAAAGATTTGTAGAGTCTTTAGTTAGGTTGAAAGATTTAGGCGAGGCCCGTGAAAATGATGACGCAAACAGGCAGGGGTTACCAAGAAGGGCCCGTACGTGAAAATTGCTATTGTTGGACTGGGGGGCAGCTACGCTGACTATATTTCTGCGAGAGTTGCCTCTCAAAAATTTGATCAAGTTTGGGGCATCAATTCTATAGGTGCTGTAATTCATGTTGACAAAACCTTTATGATGGACCCCGTATCTAGGTTTTTAGATACGGAAAACGCTCACACGCAAACAGGTATAGCTAGGGAGTTTTTAGAGAAAAACAAAAATCCCATTTATACGTGCCAGTTGGATAAAAGAGTCAAACAACTAAAACTTTACCCCCTCAAAGAAGTCGCAACAGAGTTAGGATATTGTTATTTTAACAATACTGTTGCTTATGCTATTGCTTATGCCATTTGGAAAAAAGTAACTTGTCTTTGTTTATATGGGTTAGACTTTACATATAAAGATGTAAGCATGGCTGAGTCAGGTAGAGCTTGTGTTGAATTTTGGTGCGCGATTGCGGTGAGCAAGGGCATTAAGTTAGAGGTGGCTCACAGATCTACCTTGTTAGACATGTGCGTTCCAGAAAATGAAAAACTGTATGGATATCATAGGTTAGAGGACCCTCTCGTACAAACAGTTCAAGACGGCGGTTTGATGATAGTGAGGCAATCTGAGTTTAAACCACCAGAACCCGTGGAGAGTAACCCTACTATTTTTGGGAGACATGATAATGTTTGATTTAAATGTTGGAACGCTGGGTTCCGTTAATGTTTTCACCTCTGAAAACGGAGGTTTATCTAACGACCAAATAGCTGAAATGCTGGCCAATAAGATAATGTATGTTTCTGATGAAGCGCCAGAACCCATACGATTACAAGCAGAGGCTTTTAAAGATAAGGTAAGAAATTTAGTGCAATATTATGTAGAGTTGGCTAGAAAGGAAGAACGTGCTACAATTTGCGCGAAGGTCCGTGAGGCGGGTCAACATCAACTAGCTGAAGCTATAGGGAGACTGTAATGGCAATAGCACAAGCAATGTGTACCGCATTCAAGCAAGAATTGATGTTGGGCACACACAACTTCGCAACAAATGGTAATACTTTTAAGTTAGCTCTTTATGCAGAGGGTGGTGGTGGTAAATCAAGCACTACCGCTACTTTGGGAGCTACGACAACCGCCTTTACCACTACTGGAGAAGTTGCAGATAGTGGCACATATTCCTCCGGGGGTGGAACGCTTACTAATGTTGCTCCAACCACTTCTAGCACGACAGCTTTGACTGATTTTGCTGACCTAAGTTTTACATCAGCCACTATTACAGCTATGGGAGCTTTGATATACAATAGCACAAACAGTAATAAAGCTGTTGCGGTGTTAGATTTTTCTTCTAATAAAACATCTACTTCTGGGACATTTACAATTCAGTTTCCAACAGCGGATGCAAGTAACGCAATTATTCGGATAGCCTAATGAGGTAACCCATGTCGTTAACAGGATGGGGTAGAGGAACGTGGGGTGAGGGTGCATGGAACCAAGCCGTTCCACTTGCCGTAACGGGAGTCGCTGGAACTACCGCATTAGGGTCTCCTACTGTACAAAATGTTTTGGAAGTCTCTGTAACAGGGGTTGCCGGGACGGGTGCGGTAGGAACTGTTAGCGTATCAGGTGCGGCGACTTTTGCAGTTACTGGGTCTGCCGGAACAAGTGCGCTAGGAAACATCACCGAAACAGGTGCGGCGACTTTTGCGGTTACAGGAAATTCTATAACTGCTACATTAGGAACAGGAACAGTAGCACCTATAGCTTCAATAGGATTCTTTTTAACGGGGGTTTCAGCTACAGGCGCGGTAGGGGAAGAAATACTTTATAGACCAATAGTTCCATCACAAACACCAAGTTGGGCAGGAGTTACAGTTTCACAAACACCTAATTGGACGGATATAGCAGCGTAAGGACAGAAAAATGGCAAGCACCTATGTAAATGATCTACGACTTAATGAGCTAGGTACTGGCGATGGTTCTGGTACTTGGGGAACAACAACTAATACTAACCTTGAGCTTATTGGAGAGGCTTTAAGTTTTGGCACAGAAGCCATAACTACAAATGCTGATACACATACAAGCACTGTTGCAGATGGGTCAACAGACCCCGCTAGAGCCATGTATATTAAGTACACAGGAGCTTTGGACTCTAATTGTACAATTACAATAGCTCCAAACACTATAAGTAGAGTTCATATAATTGAGAACGCCACCACAGATAGCGGTAGCTCTGGTCCTTATAGTATTATAATTAGTCAAGGATCTGGAGCAAATGTAACCATACCAAATGGTCAGGTATCTATGGTCTATTTGGATGGTGCAGGAAGTGGTGCGGCGGTAGTTGATGCCCTTACTGATTTATCCATAGCTGGTACGTTTAATGCTGCTGCCGATATTGTCGCGGCAGGAACTTTGCAAGCAACAGGAGATACCGCTGCTGGAGATGACGCAGCGATTGGTTTTACCTCGGCAGAAGGTTTGATTCTTACAGGGCAAGGCTCTACATCAGATGTTACTATTAAAAATGATGCAGATGCGACTGTAGCTTCTATCGCTACAGGCACAACAGTATTTACTATGGCTGATGATGTTACTGTAGTGGGCAGAGCTATCGGCAGTACGATAACCACTGAAGATGATGCGACTTACGATTTAGCAACTGCAAATAATTTTACTACGACAACGGCCGGAACTGTAGAAATAACTTTTACAAATAAAGCTGCGGGTCAATCAGGCTGCATTAAGTTTGTAAATGGTGGTAATCATACCGTTACCGCACATGCTGATGTAGCCATCAACGCAGATGTTTTGACTGCTCTGAACGCAACAGGCACTTATTTTGTGACATATTATGTAACTGCGGCTAGTGGTAATAATACTATTCTTGTAGGTGCTACGGCTATCTTAACTTAGGACTAGACCATGAGTATAATCCAAGCAGCAGGTTCAGGTGAAGTAAGCACAGGCTTTTATAAGCTACTGCTTGACCAGTCTTTGAAATTTAATGATGCGGATAGCCCTTATTTACATCGAACCCCCGCAAGTCAGGGTAGTCTCACAACTTTCACCTTTAGCTTTTGGTATAAGCGTTGTGTGTTTGGAACATATCAAGAAGTTTTTCATGTATATCCGGGTTCCGGTGAGCGTACACAAATCCTTTTTTTAACTGACGATACTCTTAAAGTGGAACTTGAGGCTGCTAATCAAAATCAATTTTTAACTAATATGAAGTTTAGGGATCCATCAGCTTTTTATCATGTGGTTGTAGCTTTTGACAGCACAAATGGAACTCAAGCAAACAGAGTTAAAATCTATGTAAATGGAGTTGATCAGTCTGATACTGCAAACGGTGGTGGTGGTTTTTCTACAGCAAACTACCCTAGTCAAAACGCAACAAGCGGTTTTAACACAACAAGCCAACATGAAATTTCAACCTATGATGGATCAGACTATCACCTAGATGGTTACTTAGCCGAAGTGAATTTTATTGACGGTACAGCCCTGACTGCTGCTAGTTTTGGAGAGTTTAAGAACGGCATCTGGATACCAAAAAATACCAGCGGCCTAACTTTTGGAACCAATGGTTTTCACCTGACGTTTAAAGATGATGTTGTTAGTGAGGGGTTCAATACTGCTGCCTTTACTGGAACAGGCGCAGCACAATCTATATCAGGACTTGGTTTTTCACCAGCGTTGGTGTGGCTGAAAGAACGGACAGATGCAGATGCCCATCTTTGGTTTGATGTTGTTCGTGGCTCTAACAAAAAGATATATTCTAATTTAACTAACGCTGAATACACAGTCAGTGATGAAATGATTTCGTTTGATGCGGATGGATTTTCACTAGGCACTTCAGGGAATGTTACAACTAACGGTAATAAAATGGTTGCTTGGTGCTGGGAAGCTGGTGGAACGCCAACAGCAACTAACAGTGCTGGCGCAGGGGCAACCCCAACAGCAGGCTCTGTAAAAATAGATGGGTCTAATCTTGGTTCTGCATTAGCTGGTTCAATAGCTGCGACTAAGTTGTCAGCAAATACTGCTAGAGGTTTTTCGATTGGAACTTTTACAAAAGGTTCTGGTAATGAAACAGTAGCGCATGGTCTTGCGGCAACTCCCGATTGGCTGATTGTAAAGCGTTTGAACGGAACAGGAAGCTGGATTGTTTATCACTCTGCCAATACTGCAAACCCTGAGG